CTCAGGCGTCTGGAAAACCCGGACCCCGTTCTCCGTACCGAAGCGGGCGGCAAGGGCCTTAAACTTTACGATGAGGTGGACCGAGACCCTCATGCGGGAAGTGTCCTCCAGACACGTTCACTCTCCATCGTAGGGAAAGAGTGGAAAATTATTCCCGCCCGGAGCGCAATGGCCAAAAACCTCCCGGTTTCGACACCTTTTGATAAGGAAGTCGCGGGCTTTGTTACCCAAACCCTGAAAGGCTGCAACTTCAAACAGGCCCGGAAGGAAGTACTCCAGGCTGTTCTTTATGGATTTTATGTAATTGAAATTCTGTGGAAATATAAAGACGGCGCCATAACAATCGAAAAAATTATCGGGAAGCACCCACGCCGGTTCATTTTCACTTTGGCACGGCAACTTCGGCTTCTCACACCACAGAACATGATTGAGGGGGAGGAGGTCCCCGATCGCAAGTTCGTTGTTTTTACTTTCGACGATTCCGACAACCCCTACGGAAAGGGACTGGGACGCAAGCTCTGGTGGCCGGTCTGGTTTAAAAAGCACGGCATCAAATTCTGGCTGATATTTGCGGAAAAATTCGGCATGCCTACAACCATAGGGAAATATCCGCCGGGAACAGAGCCTAAACAACAGCAGGCATTGCTGGATGCCATCGATGCCATCCAGAACGAGACAGGGGTGAAGATCCCCGACACGATGACTATCGACTTACTGGAAGCGCGAAGAACCGGCACGGTAAATACATACGAAAGCCTCTGTGTTTTTATGGACCGTCAGATATCCAAGGCTACCCTGGGGCAGACCGCAACCACCGAGGGGACCCCCGGAAAGTTGGGTAATGAGCAATCCCAGGATGATGTCAAACAGGACATTATAGAGGCAGACGCCGAGCTTCTCGACGAATGCCTGAACAATTCGCTGATCCCCTGGATCGTGGACTATAACTTCTCCGGTGTGACGGAATACCCGAAGATCAAGACCCATGCCGAAAAGAAACCTAACCTCAAGGAGCGCAGCGAGATTGACAAAACCGTCACAAAAGAGATCGGTGTGCCCGTGTCGAAAAAATATTTTTACGAGACCTACAATATCCCGGAGCCCGCGGAGGGCGAAGATGTTGTTGAGACTGCAACTGCAGGTACACCCTTCGGATTCGCCGAAAACCGGCGCTACACGCCCGAACAGGAGGCTCTGGAGGGTCTGGTCGCAAAAACAGGAAAAGAGGCGAAGAAAGCCATGTCCGGCGTCCTGGAGCCCGTTCGTGAGATTATTCTGAAGGCAGGTTCCCTGACGGAGATCAGAGACAAGATATATGGAGCCTATTCCGATATGGATCCGCGCGACCTGGAAGATCTTGTGGCGCGGGCGATCTATACGGCGGATCTTTTCGGACGCGACGCAGTGATGGAAAAAATGTAGGGGACTGTCCCAGGAATTTTCGGAACGAAAACCCGGGACTGTCCCCGGTGGAAAGAAGCCCATGAAGCTAATCAGCCCTGACATAGTACTCGAACCCCTCCCATTCGATGAGGCGATCGAATACTTCGGCGCGCGGATCCCGATGACGCCGGAGCAGTTCGCCGCCCTCTCCGAAGAGGCAAAGACCACAGCGTTCATGGTCGGAGGCGTTGCCCGCATGGACCTGTGCGAAGGGATACATGGCGCCGTTCTCAAAGCTCTCGAAGACGGGGAAACTCTGGCGGATTTTCAGGGCAGGATCGGAGAGATATTTCAGGCCCAGGGGTTTGCAGCGGGGGAAGAGGGATTAGGCGCCTGGCGGATGGAGACCATTTTCCGGACGAACATTCAGACCGCCTACAACGTCGGGAGATACAACCAGATGGAAGATATGAAAGATGAATTTCCATACTGGGAATACGATGCCGTGAACGATTCAAACACACGGCCCGAACATGCCGCCCTCGACGGGAAAGTCTTCCCGGCAGACGATCCCTTCTGGGATACATGGTATCCGCCGAACGGCTACAACTGCCGGTGCGGAGTGCTCCCGGTGCATAAGTATGTGGCTGAAGAGGAAGGACTGAAGATCGAAACGGATGATCCTACGGGGAAACTGATCGAGCCGATCGATGCCGCGGGGAATAAGCTCCCGGCCCGGCCACTGATGCCCGACCCGGGGTTTGCGACGAATCCGGCAAAACAGCCCTGGAAACCGGACCTCGGAAAATATCCGGACGAACTCCGGAAACAATATGGAAAGGAGGAAAAAAGCAGATGAATTTCAAAGGATTCGACGACTGGATACCGATATTCAAAACCGGCAGACATACCGACTCGGCGAGGAATATCCGGGAATGGACGGAGGGAGACCTCGACCGGATCGTCGATAAATATGACCCGGCGAACCATGAGGCGCCTATCGTCATCGGGCACCCGGAAGAGAGCGCTCCCGCGTATGGATGGGCTGAAAAGCTGAAACGGGAAGGCGGGATTCTCTATGCCAAAGCTAGGGATGTTGTTCCCGAATTTGCCGACATGGTGAAAAAGGGGCTCTACAAGAAGCGCTCCATCTCGCTCTATCCGGATCTCACTCTCAGGCATATCGGATTCCTGGGCGCTACGCCGCCCGCGGTGAAGGGGCTTTCGAATATGGCATTTTCAGGAGGTGACGCTGTAACCATCGAATTTTCAGATACGCCGTCCTGGATATGGAACAATATCGCAGATGTTTTCCGGAGCATCCGCGACTGGATCATCGAAAAAGAGGGCGTCGAGACGGCCGATCAAATCATCCGGGACTGGAACATTGAGGATATCAGGGCGCAGGCCAACAAACCTGAAGACGATGTCGCCCAGGTAGCATATAGAGAAAAAACAAACAACAAGGAGGTAACAACGATGGAATTCAAAGACAAACTGAAAGGGCTTCTCGGAACACTCGGTATCGACGTCTCGAAGATACCCGATGATGCCCTGCCCGGCAAAGCACCCGAAGGCAGCGGCGCGGTAATGTTCTCCGAGGCAGACATCGAAGCGGCAAAGAAGAAAGCCGCAGCAGATGAACGCAAGAAAACGGAGCTGGAGTTCGCGGAAAAGGAGCGTAAAACTCGCGAGGATGCCCGTAAAGAAGAGATCTCCACCTGGTGCGAGGCACAGGTCAAAGAGGGAAGATTAACGCCCGCCCTGGTCAAATACGGCGTTCCTGAGATCATGAATTCTCTGGCGTCGAACGAAGATATCATCGAGTTCGGCGAGGCGAAGGAAAAGGCCACCATGTACGACCGGTTCAAGGCGCTCTTTGAGACAGAGCTTCCGAAGCTGATCAACTTCGGCGAGATCGCCACGCGCGACACAGACGTGAGCGGTTCCGGGGATGCGGGAGGAAAGCTCGAAACACTGACCCGTAAAAAGATGGAAGGAAACGACAAGCTCTCCTACAGCGAGGCCTTCAATGCGGTCCAGCGGGAGAACCCCGACCTGGCGAATGAATACGCCGCCGAGATCCGGGGCTAACTAAAAAACAGGGGCCAGGGGTTAGCACCGAACCCTGAACCCTGAACCCAATCTTTCAAAGGAGGTATTATCGATATGGCAACAGAACAAGCGATATGGAGAGAAACATTTGAGGCGGCGGAGGACCTCTCGGATTACCAGTATCACTTTGTCGGCATCAGTTCGGCCGGCAAGGCGCAGCTCCTCAATGCCGAGGACGAGGTCGCCGTCGGCATCCTGCAGAACGCGCCCGAATCCGGGCAGGCCGCCGAGGTTATGCTCCTCGGAAAATCAAAGCTCGTCGCCAATGCGGCCCTCGCCGTAGGCAAATTTATCAAGCCCGAGTACGTCTCCGGGACGGACTGCGGCAAGGGCGACGATGCCGGAACCTGGTGGGATACCGCCAGGGGCATGGTAGTCGAAGCAGCCGGCGCGGAAGACGATCTCTGCTCGGTCATCCTTCTTGGCCCCTTCCCCAGGACAAAGGGAGGCATGGTCAAACAGATGACCGTGACGGCGATTGCCACAGCGGATAACGAGACATTTACAGCGGCACAGATACTTGGCGGTTTTATCGATCGTGATCCTGCAGGCGGAGCACGTACTGATACCCTTCCCACTGCAGCGCTTATGATCGCTGCCCTGAACCAGGGAAATATCGGTAATGCCATTGAGTTTACCGTTAAGAATTCAGCCGATGCAGCCGAAACGATAACCATCGCAGCCGGTTCTGGCGGAACGGCGAAAGGTACCATGACGATCGCGCAGAACAATTCCAAGCGGTTCCTGCTCATCCTCACCGGGGCCGCGACATATGACGTGTACAGCCTCGGAACGGTCGTACATTAACAGGGGTCAGGGATCAGGGGTCAGTACCGACGATCCCTGAAACCTGAAACCTGAAACTAATCTTTTTTTAAGGGAGGTTAAAAGAATATGGGACAGCCAAACGTAAAAGAACAGATCGTTGCAGGACCGCTGGCGGGAGTATCCGTCGCGTACCGCAACAAAGAGTATATCGCAGACAGGGTCTTCGCCATCCTTGATGGCGCGGATCCGAAGGCGAAGATTACCGTCTACAAGAAGGGCGCCTGGTTCCGCGATGAAGCGGGAATCAGGGCCGCCGGAACACGCGCAAAACGTGGCGGTTATCCGACGGGTTCGGTATCTATCTCGACGGATGAATACGCCTTTGCCAAGGAAGTGACCGATGAAGACCGGCGCTTCGCCAAAGCAAAAGGCGCGCCGGTGCTTCAGCCCGACCAGGATGCCATCGAGTTCGCCGCTGACAAAGTAGATCTCAAGAAAGAGCGTCGCGTAGCGGCAACCGTTACCGGTACGACCTGGGTGGACGGCAATGTGGGCGGTGAGGATGCCGAAGGGCTCTGGGTCGCGTCATCGGGAAACACCTTTATTGCCGACATCAACAAGGGCAAAAAAGCCATCCAGTCGGCCACGGGATTTCTTCCGAATATCCTGGTCGTCGATTATGCCACCTATCTGGGCCTGAAAGAGATCGATGACGTCCTGCAGAAGATCAAATACACCCGGCAGGC